CTAAAATAGGTATTACAAACTATACTACAAAATTATTTCAATTATTTTTATGCTACCTATTGACAGGTATTACAAAAGGTAGTATGTTTACATAACAAAACTCATAGCCGCTGCCCCTGAACTGTTAAAACAAGTCGAAGAACTGACTAAGGTAAACGAAGAACTGAAAGCATCACTTTCTAAAATCTTTGATTACATGGATTCAGGTGTTATTGTTCGTGACATTTCAAAAGACGGTGAGCAGGATTTTCACATTAAAGCACTTCGCTTAACAATGGATTTAAAGACAGCATACGAACTAGTTAAGAAATAAAACAACGAACTATGAATGAACAATTAACCGATAAACGGAAATGAAAAAAGGCAAAACAACCAAGATTTTAAAGATGGACAAGCACAGGAGCGGGAGTATTTAAAACTCAGGGCTAAATTCCTGAATGATAATCCTATTTGCCAGGTGCAATGCTGTGAAAATGACTCAACCGATGTCCATCACAAACGTGGGCGGACCGGAGATTTATTGACGAATGTAGGCCATTTTCTAGCTGTTTGTAGGCATCATCACAACAAAATAGAAATGCTCCCCAAGTGGGCAAAAGAGAACGGATATAGTGAAAGCAGACTCGCAACTATTTGATAATCATGACAGAAGAAACAAACCCCCTAGGCATGGAAAGAACTTTTGAATGTGATTGCGTATACCCATGCTCAGATTATCCAGAATGCAATGGCATTAAGTGTGAAATTTCTCTCCCCGATAAAGAGCCGGTAAAGGACAAAACATTTTCAATTGATCAGTGATGAAACCAAAGAGAAATAAAACACCCAGACCAAAACAGACGTAACCACCAAAATTAAGGTATGATACTTTTCAGGAGGCGTTTACGATATTTGTAACTCGCCACTGTGTGCCAGCAACAATGTATTGGGACCCACACGAGCCACCATATGCTGCAAGTGAAATCCGTGTAGTGCTAAACTCGTCAGGCAGTGGTTATATTCATTTGTTTGGCCAAGATTCAGAAACTATTGATTTTAAACAACTTTAATCAGCATTATGGAACAAAAAACAAAATCCATTCCGGTTAAAGAAAGCGAACAGGAGAAGGAAGCCATCGAAAATGTTGAATTTTACTCCGCATGTGTGTCTAATTACATAAAAGATAACGCTTTAACAGGCCCACTAAGATCAGATGTAAATCATTTAGTTATATGGTCTACATTCTTAGTACGTGATTTCAAAGAACTACAAGCAGAGGTAGAAAGATCACACAGAAGAATCGAGTCATTAATTGAACAGATTTACGAAAAGGTTGTACAGATAGAAAGGATGGATAAGGAGAGAACAAAAATCAAGGAAGCATTTCAAGACTATGCAAATCACCGAAAGGATAAAGGGAGTGCAACGTTGAAAATAAGAACATGGAACAAATTGAATTTCGCTATTACCGATTCTAAAATCTAAGCCATGAACAAGATAGAACAGGAGGCAATCGAATCAATACTGGTTAATACATTAGATCATGGATTTATGGCCGAAGATATCCAGGCGATGAAAGAAAGCATTCAACTATATGGCAATCAAAGGTTTAACGCTGCCCTATCAGAAGCTAACAAAAAATTAAAAGAGTTCCTTAAAGAAAATTACATTATAGTACCTGCGACATATTTTTAAATTTTAGAAGGATTAAAGATAAAACCATAGTTTTAAAATATTGCTTAAATTGCGGTTATGGAGTCCGAACAATACGAGAAAGAACGAACCCCATCAACAAGGTTTCAACCAGGCAACAAGGCAGCCGCAGGAAGGGGGGCTAATAAGGTCAGCACCAAGGTAAAGGAGTCTATAGTTAACTTTTTAGAAAACAACGTAGACGCCATTCAGGAGAGTTTTGACAAGCTAAAGCCAATTGAAAAGCTTCAGTTTGTTTCAGCCATCCTACCCTACGCCGTACCGAAACTAAGCAGCACACAAATAGAAGGGGAACTAAATGGCGGCATTACAATCAGGTACGAGAAACCAGGAGATTATATTTACCCTTCCCAAGATCAAAGTAATTCAGGAATCCCGGAAAGCATTTGACGAAGGGTACAGGATTATAGTAAACCAAGGGGGAACCCGATCGGGGAAGACTTTTAGCCTAACGCAGTATTTAATCTGTCTGGCTTTAACGGGGAAATATTCGATTTCAGTATGCTCAGTGGCGTTTCCTCACCTTCGAAAGGGGGCAATGAGAGACTGGCGAAAGATCATGGAGGATTATAAACTCTACGATCCAGGGGCACACATGAAAACAGAACAGCTTTACACCTACCCCACTGGAAGTTACGTAGAGTTCTTCAGTGTTGACAATCAGTTGAAGGTACGAGGCCCAGGTAGGGACATTTTGTTTATAAACGAGGCAAATATTATTCAATATGAAACATTCAGACAGTTGTTATTACGTACCAAACGGGCCATTTTCATCGATTATAATCCGGCTGATGAGTTCCATTGGATTTATGACAAGGTTCTCTCCAGATCAGATTGCAAATTCATTAAGTCCACATATCGCGATAACCCATTCCTTCCTAAAGAACAAATATCTGAGATCGAATCCTACAGAGACGCAGATCCTAATTTCTGGCGTATTTATGGGGAAGGAGAGCGAGGACATTCAGAAGGCGTTATCTACACTCACTGGACTCAAAACGAAGGCTCTATGGTCGGGAACACTGTATTTGGACTTGATTTCGGGTACAATAACCCAACAGCGCTTGTTCGAGTTACAGAACATGATAAACAACTATATGTCTCAGAAGAAATCTACCAGTCTCACCTCACAAACACCGACCTAATAGGCATGTTAAAGCAAATAGTCAAACCAAACGATACAATCTACTGCGATGCAGCCGAACCACAGCGCATTGAAGAGATCAGAAGGGCAGGATTTAAGGCCGTGGCAGCCAACAAAGACGTAAAAGCGGGCATTGACTTCATAAAGTCCCGAAAGCTGTTTATAGACCAATCTTCGGCCAATCTGTTAAAGGAAATTAAGAGCTACAAATACAAAACACCGGGCCAAAAGGTAGCCAACACCCCAGAAGAGCCGTTAAAACTCAACGATCACGCGATGGACGCCATGAGATACGCGGCGATTTCGTTTAAAAAGGCAAAAGGAACGTTTCACTCTAGCTTTCATAAGGCATGAAACCAAAATTTCCTACTGATGACCACCGAGCCAAGACAAACAAAACAAAATAATATTCTGTCAATGAAGTACATTTTAATCTTTTTGCTGATTATTGGTTGTAGTGAGGAAGAAATAAACCCCAAGTGCCAAGCCAGTGCCGACGCCTGTAAGAACTATCAGCGATTAATGGATCAGGCTACAAGCGCACCCGAAAAAGAAAAGTACTATCAACTATACCTAACTGAAAAGCATTTCCTTGACTACTGCCTAAAGAGTAACTAAATGATATTTAAAATCAACGATCAGCCCTACAACATCCCCACATCTTGGAGTGAGGTAACCTTTAAACAGTATGTCGAAATGTTGGATTTAAAGGATGACACCTACCAACTGATAAACATTTTCACAGGAATTCCACGTGAAACATTAGAAAAGGCGGCCATCATCGGGCTAGACACCTTACTAAACGCCTTGGCCTTCATTAACAAACCCCCTGTATTTCCGGGCTCGGTTTCCAAAGTGGGGCCTTATACCATCCCGAACAACTCGAAAGGACAGTTTAACATTCAGCACGAATCACTAGCCCAGTACGAAGACATGCGCCAGGTAATGAAGGGCCTCCCCCCAAGTGACACCAAAGCACATGTAAAAGCCTATTTAAAATACGTAGCCATCTACCTGCAAAAGATCAAAGACGGGGAATATAAGCCTTTACGCGTGGCTGAAATGGAGGATGAGCTAGAAAACTACCCCGCTTTTGAGGTCTGCACCTTGGGCGCTTTTTTTTTCTTAAAGCTATGGAGCTTCTCAACTGGTATACAAAAAACCTCCCCGAGTATTTCCCAGAGCCGGAAGAGGTCGAAGCGGGTTATGACAGGCTCCAAAAAGTCTTCGGCTCGTTCGCAACCATCCTCGAAGCGGCGCGGGCGTTAAACATTAATCCGGAGGTGCTTTACAAGTGGTCAGCCCGTGAATATTACACCACCCAACTGTATTTATCTCACAAAGCGTCAGTAGATGCAGAATATCGTAAGTTGATAATGAAGCGAAATTAAAATATATTGCGCTTGTGAGTCATAAATCCATCCGCAAGCTTATCGAGGATACAGCCAGAGGGCTTCAGGATGATATTCACTACTCCTACGGACGGGAAACCGATTTCAACCAGGAACATAAGCATAAACTTTTGATGGTAAACACCTCCCTATTGACTGCGACAGCGCAATACCGGGATAACAACGTGTCCAACTACATGAAGCAGTGGACCGTTCAAATGGCATTCTATAAATTCGACGTAGAGGCCAGCACAGCGGAGGAATACAGCCTTATCTTAGACCAAACCGATGCTTTAGTAGACCAATTCATTAATAATTTAAACCTGTATTCGTTTAAATCTGATGACATTGTATTACAGGGAATGAACCAACAGGCATTTATAAAGGTTCTGGCCGACTGTTTAACGGGGCACAGCCTTACGTTTCAGATGTTAGTAAATGATGACTTCGATTACTGCCGTGACTGCTGAAATCGTAACCATATTATCCGGATTCGGCGATGGTGTTGTCAACGACATACGCCGAAACATGGCTTCCACGGGCACTGATGCCAGCGGGGAAAGCTCCCGTTCATTACGGTATGAAGTGACCGAAGACGGATTTAAATCTACCCTTAGGGTCCTGGCAAAGCCTTTCTTTATGGTTGTCGAGACCGGACGTAAGGCGACCCCGGAATACAAACCTTCCGTTGATTTCGTGAATCGAATTAAATCATGGTTAGCATCTCGCGGAAAGGATCAGGGGCCGGCATATGCAATCGCCAGAACCATCCACAAGAAAGGGACAAAGCTATGGCAGGCAGGGGGGCGTACCGATATTGTGTCAAACGTAGTAAATGAAACATTAATAGATCAAATTGCCAAAGCTTCTTTACACAGCTTTGCACAGCAATATTTAGTATCCCTGGTTAACTCTTTCAACGATGCTAAGCGTAATTAAAACCCCCGTAGGCCACAAGCTGACCGATGCAGAACTGGACGCCACGGTCACCGATTCAAGCGGGGAGGCTTTATTTACCACAGCATTCGCCCACGGATTAACAGACGGGGACTACGTATACATTCAGTCCAATATTGAATCTTACAACGGATTTAAGTATGTCTACCAAACCGCGTACAACACATTTAAAATACAAAACTCCGAGACTTCTGCGGCTGTGGCCTATAAACAAGACGCAAGTGTTGTGTACAAAATATCTGTTCTTCAACATGGATTTCAGTGTGTGCATCTTCCAATTGTTTACGAACTAGAATCAGATCTTTACCCTTTTAATTCAGATGAGGAAGCCTACACGCCTAGAAACGTGGTGTCCCAATCTGAGCAGGAAGGGTATACCAAATTGCAGTTAAGCACAGCATTAAATGAACCAGATGCTTTAAATTGGATTGAGATAGTAGGAACGGGACCACTCGCCGGGGTATATCAGATAACTGAAAAGTTACAGCCCTGGGAGGTGGTCATTGATCTAGCTTATAGTTCTTCAAATTCCTTTACAGGATACACCATTGTAACGTATTACAACAACTACTGTGTAAACGTTCGTGTCTATGCGGGGCTTCCAGTGGGTCACAGGTGGGAAGACGAAAAGCCCTACGAACTGGCAGCCACTTTACAACTAGTCCCGGATGAGAACAATAGGATAATGTTTTCAATAAACGAGATCCTAAGAGGTTATATAAACCTTCGGAACAATTTAACGCTTGACACCTTACCGAATAACATAGATTTCATTACTTCATTTTACATTACTTACTGGGAATCTTACGATTCATCAGATGGCGATGAGATAACCACTTTTGAGGGGGAGGTAACACAAGATGGATTTGAGGGGATCGCAGTAAATGCAAAGCTTCCTTTTAAAACGGAGAGCATTTCACATTTATCTGATTATGTAAACGAAGATACCTATTTAGCGCAGTGGCTTACCATTCAAACCAATCCAATAGCGATAGTAGGAAGGTTCTTTGATTTAAGCTTTATCTTACAGGTGTCAGGTGTTGATGTTGAGATAACCCAAAACGGTGTAGTCGTTCAAACCATTGTTAACCCTGGCCTCGGAGTTATTCGGGTGCCTTTAGAATTTGATACCGCAGGATTATACTGTATTCAAGCCGGGACTGTATCATTACCCCCAAGTTCGGTTGTAGACTTTCCCACCTTCGCCTCTTGGACTAACAGCGGAGCGGGAACAACCTGGACAACAGGGGCAACCCCGTCTATCACAGTTCCGGCAACCAGTTCAGCTTATCTAAAAGTAAACTATGCCTTCCAAGAGGGATACACATACGAGATAACTATTGAATATACCAAGACGTATAACTCAGGATCCTCCAACCCAAGGACTATAACACTGTACGCTCTTGATGGTTCGAACAATGTTATATTCTCTCAAGCTGCCAGTACT